AACCACTTCGTCGTCGATCGTGTTAAAGCGACCGGCGGCGTGATTAACCAACCAATAGATGGTGGTTATTTTGCTGCATACTTCAGCAATTATATAGCTGATGGATGCGGCGTGGACAATTTTCCTCATTTGCAACCTTCGGGAGTCACCGATGTAGGGGCTGCTGCCATTCAAGGCATCAACCGTACTTCGCCTTCGCGTCCATACGTGGACGTTCCGGTGAATTGCCTACAACTCGGAGAGTTAACGCAATTGCTAAGAAATACAGGAAGAACATTCCTGGACGGCTTAGCGGGCGGTAACTTGAAGTACCAATTCGGCATTAAACCGCTGGTTGGTGACCTCGTTAAGCTTGTAAATTTCAACGATCAAGTCGAAAGACGTGTCGGTGAGATCCAAAAGCTTAAATCCGGGCGGGGACTCCGTAGGACAGTCGACATAGGGTTCTGGGATACGAGCGTAGCATACGCTCATACTTTCCAGTCACAAGGAGCGTTTATAAGCGCTGCTGTGAATGGCCAGACGAAGGTAGGTATGCGGTGTCACTGTAGGTGGTCACCTACAGATGTTCCGGCTCTATCTTCACCTAAGTCGGTTCGTGCGTTAGCCAAGCGGGCAGTCCTGGGCGCTACTATAGATTATAGTACGCTTTGGGAAATTATGCCCTGGTCTTGGCTGATAGACTGGGGTTACGATTTGGGAAGCTATTTGCAAGCCCAACGTAACATAGTCCCAGCATCGTTATCACAATGTGTCGTGATGACGCACACGAAGACGCATTATTTCTCCCCTGGAGTTGCTCCCTATGACTATGGGCGTTATATGACGCCCTTTGTCTTAGATCGAGAACAAAAGAGGAGGCAAATGCCAATTGTCGCTCCTACAGCCCATTTTCCGTTCCTATCGGAAAATCAGATGGGTATCGTGGCTTCGTTAGCAGTAACGAAGTACCGATAGGTACCCGTTACATGCAACGCGAACCACGAGGAGTAACACCATGTTCGCCGATCCGCAGACCCTGACCGTTAACGCGGTCGCCAAAGCACTCAACAAGATTGGGACGGGGAATGGTACTTCCGAGTACCTTCTCCGAACCTCGACTGATGAGTTCCGGCTCAATATCCGTAACACATCGTACGCGGACAAGAAGCGTCAGGGGGTCATGATTGACCGCCACAACGTCGAGTTCGTTCATACGGTGTTTCCGGTTGCGCCGGCGACGTTGTCGACTGTACGCAAAACGTACGTCGTCATCGAGAATCAGAGGGGGGATACCCTCACTGATCCCGTATACGTCGCATCTGCTCTCATGGCGTGGCTTACTGCCTCGACCAATGCGAATATCACCAAACTGGTGAATTACGAGTCCTAAATGAGCTCGTAGCAGATCTTTTGGCCCCTGGTATAGGAAACCAGGAGTTTCGATGGGTAAGCGTTCCGGCGGCTTGGATCTAAACCTTCCAATAGGAGGCCTAGATGAAAAGCCATGTTGGTGCATTACTCCATGTCTTGCAGGGACTCCGTAAGGATGTCCTTGCAGCATACCCTGATCTGAGGGGGTTCGATCGAGATATCGAGAGAATCGCCCTCATTTGTCAGACTAGAGGTCTAGGACTGTTTACCCTAGATCTCCCTCATCTTGACTCCCTTCTGTTAAGGGGTCTAGAAGATGGCCGCCTGACCCTCGAAGGACCGCTAAGTACTGCGGTTTCTAAGAGAGTTAGAGTGCCGAGATTATTCTCGGGACTCTGGCTGCGGGTGTTTGACAAGGGATCATGCTTAAGACTGGATGCCGACATAACAGCTATCTTCTTTCTTCGGCAGCTTTGCTGTTTCGGGAAGAAAATAGAAGTGGAATGCTCGCCTGGTCGTATACAACGATCAGTAAAGGCGTTCCACGATGTCGAAAGGAGCCTTCGAAGACCTACTTTGCAGTGGTCTTACGACAAACTCCCGGACCATCCTCGGCGGCATACTCTCCATCTTGGCGAGTGTGTCACCGATCCTTTTGAACCGACTCCTCTCTTTGAAGGTCAAAAACCGACGAAGGAGGAGGAGGCGCAGAGGAAAGAGGATGTCCGTCTCCTCGACCGAGTCCAACAAGTTTCGGACTTGATCGTTGGATCCCTTGACCCTTTTAATCCGTTGCTCTTAAGTGAGCTATTGGACGCAGAGGGTCAGGGGATCGGTTTTAAGCATGGGAAAGGTGCTGTGGCTGAACGCGTCGACCAGTTTGAGAAATCAGACTGGAAAGCGTGGTCAGCTAAGCTTCAGAACAGGTTTCCCTTCGAATTCTTCGGCAAAACTGCCGGAGACCCGAGGGAGAGGCCTACCAACCATGAGTTGGCAAGTCGACTGATGTGTGTTCCGAAGACCGCTAAAGGTCCTAGGCTGATAGCATCTGAACCAGCACCACACATGTGGTGCCAGCAGATGATATGGAAGTGGCTGCAATTGCAGCTTCGAGAAAGTGTCGCGAGACACTTTATCGACTTCCATGATCAGAGCAAATCAGGAGACTTGGTTCTTCAAGCTTCCTTGGATCGGAAGCTTGCAACGGTGGACTTATCCGATGC